TCATTGCAAGTTTTTCCGCTAAAATGAGCAATCTCAATATGAGATCCGTAAGTCGTTGCCACATAACGAGTTAGGGCTGCGCAACATTAGGGCATAACGAGGCAGGCCGAGAACTGAGGGCTTTTTGTGCTACTGCTTGTCTCGGCTGTCTTGTCTGAGTCAATTCATAGCCAACTGAGTCTCAAAATGAGCAATGTGAAAATTTGCCCCGTAGGCATAAAAAAAGCCGCGAGTGTTACCTCACGGCTAGCAAACCGGACTAAACCGGAGTTTTATGTCTGAGATGAGAAGAACACGAAGTTGATCTCGCAGTCGGTTGTCTGTGCCGAGAGTCGTAGCATGTGGCTTGTCGTGTCAGTAATGGTCGATCCTGCGTCACCAAACTGAAGCACTAGGAATCCGCCTTGGGGGATATCTAGCGTGGCCGATGCAGGTAAGAAACCTGTCCAGTGACCAGTTACGCCACCATCGATTCTGAGTGTACCACCACCTGTAATCTCTTTGTTTTGGATGGCTAGGAGATGTAGCTTGGCGTTTGCATGGGTCAGACCCAAAGCATCCTCTCCTGCTCCCGCACCGAGGTCGATAGAGCCAAGGTCGTACAAGTCGATATCTAGGTTTCCGCTCGCGACCGTCAGGGAATAGTCTTCGAGTGCAAAACTGCGATCAAAGATAAAGTCGCCGGATGAGTTCTTGAGATCGTTCTCAAATGACTTGCTGTATAGGTGAGTTGCTCCAGTTCCGCTTGCAATGTTGCTAGATACGCTACACGCGGCTGCACCTCGATTGATTGTAACTGCCATGATTACCTATTATCTATCGTTAATTTTAGTTTCTATCTTTTTAGCAATCGTCATCAGTTCGTACCTGATGTGTGCTGCTTGTTTCTTGAGCCCGTGTATGTACACGCCTTTACATATCCCAAAAAAACTTTAGGGGGTCATCTAACTCGCGACAGAGAGACTCAATAGATGTCTCTAAGTCCCTCTGTGACCACAACATGATTCTATCTCTCTGACGCATCGTACATCCTTGGTGGTTTGGGTCTTCCGTATCTGGCTTGAAACCTATCTGCGTGGACTGCGTCTGATAAACGCCATAGGTAACCCCCCAGGGTCACATGGCTTGGATAGCAATCGTCTGACCACTTACCGACATGCTCGAAGTCGATCTGCGTCCACTTGCCTTTCTTCTCGTCGAACCACTCATCAGTGCCTTGCAAAATGAATGGTTCTGGGCCAAGTGTTCCGAATGGTGGTTCAGTCAAGGTTCATTCCAGGTTGAGTTTGCCTAATCGCTTGATCAATATACCACCGAGCTTTCAGTAGATCGTCGAGCCTCGATTCACCATCCTTGCGTCCCGCTCTTGCAGCGTACTTGACGACATTCCCAGTCATAAAATCAAGATGCTTCGTGATGTCGATCACTTAAACATTGTTCGGAAACTGGTAATGATTTGGGTTGGTCTTGTCGGTCATTATCTTCCTTCAGCGGCATAAAGATCTTGTCGTCGATACAGCAAACTCCACCCATTTGCATGCCATAGAGCAGTGCTATGGTTGCCTCGTGGCCGAGTTCATCTGTTGTCTCGGTAGGGTTCATGAGGTCAATTGTGGTCTGCTGTTTTCCTTCGCTATCGTACATTTCAATCAACATTCTCTAGTCCTTTCACGTTCAGTAATTCTTCTAGTTCTGTTTTGCACTCGATCCATAACGGACTGTCTCGTGGCTCTTCTGATTCAACAAGATCCAAGAGGAGCCTGCAAGCTATATGTAGCCTGCAATATTTCGTGGCCTGCTCGGAGTAGGCTTTGACCCAGTCAACAGACACATCCTTGCTGGCTTTGTCGTTCTTTTTAATAATCGTCTTCAGATCCCAAATCACGTGTCGTTCCGTCATCAATTACGAGGCATATAATGAGAATTTCATCTTCCTCTCCACTGTTATCCTGAGCGGCCATGAGGAAGTCAAGTTCTGGGCCGAAATCATAACCCTCTAGACCGTTTACCTCTTCGTATTGCTTAATCAAATGCTCAATGTTACCCCTGTCGAACCGGATGACATAAGCCTCTTGTGTCTCTTCGTCTTCATAATCCTCTGCGTCTACCTTTACCTTCTCTAGTTGCATCCCTTGCACATCAATCGCTAGCTCACGGCAAGATTCCCTGCGGAACAATCTAGAGGCAGGTTGGCCTGTGTGCGTTTCGACATCGATGACAACGCTCGTGAACTTCCAGAGTCTGTCTTTCACTGCTTTGCCTCAATGGTTGGTAGCTGGTCTTTGCGTGTGCATTTGCACCTTGTGTAAGCCGATCTGAACAGGCTCTCAGCCGTCTGCAAGAACTCCACGCCACAGAGGTTGCAAACACACCTCAGCTTTGCCCTGCGGCTTCGATACTGACCTACCCTTCTAATACGCTGGGAATAGTTAGTCTTGATTCGATCATCGACAATGCTTTTGTCGGTTGCTTTTGTCTCGTGGGAGTATCGGTGAGCCTTCCTTGGCGGCTTCTTAAATGGATCAAAACTGGCTAGGAGTTCTTCGAGTTTCGGGTCGTTGTAGTAGCCATCTGGGTCATAAAAGTAATCATTATCAAAAAAATCTTCCATATTTTGATTTTTCCTTGACTTTTATCGTTCTTACGTTGTAAGCTATCACCTGTGCTTTGCAAAGCTTTTAAAGCAGCTAGGCAAAAAGCATTGCAGGGATGATAGCTTATATAACAACGTTATTAGGCTTTGCACCTATGCCTCACCCCTCTCGGTAGGGGTAGACGGATCTTTGATGAACTGAGCTAGATTGTCACTCCAAGCCTCAGTTTTCTGATAGAAGAACTGCTTGAACTCTACTACACCTGCTGGCATCAGGTGGTCACGAAGTAGAGTTCTTAAGACGGACTTGCTTTCTCCAAGCACCTCTTGTGCATCCTCGGGTCTGATAACAGGGTTATTCTCTAGGAACTCCTGAACCTTCCTGGCCCTTGCAGACCGCTTCATTTGGTTCTGTATCGCGTTTTGAGCTTTCTTGTCTTGCTTTGGCTCTTGGTCATTCTTGCGTACAGCTTCGTCATCACATAGCGTCCATAAGAACCCGTCGAGCGTAGCCGAGCGGCTCTTTGGGGTCTTGCTTGATCGAGTGATAGCTTCGACACAGACCATTCCTTCCTGCTCGTGTGGGAACAAGACAACCTGCGTGTCTGCTGCTCTTGAGATAGCTCCAGCACCTGCACCAACGTCCGAGACTTGCTTCTCGTTCTGGTTGCCCTTGCTTGCATGATGCACACAGATTACCGAACAATCAAATGTCCGAGCTATCCGGTCGATGGTATTATAGATCAGCATCATCTGGGCGTTATCGTTCTCCGATGTACCTGCTGGTATAAAGCGATACAGTGCGTCTAGGATTATAACATCGAATCGGGATGCTCCTGACGCAACGAGTTTCTGCTCGATGTGATTCATATCCACTGCTGCTCCACGCAGGCATGTGAAGTGCAAGTCGTCGCCAAAATTGACTCCCATCGCGTCCTGAACACTGCCCACACGGAAAGCTAGCTCCTCGGGATGCAGTTCGTTATCCACAATCATGCACTTGAGGTTATGAGGTGCAGTCCAACCCAAGAACTCCCCGCCGGTTGCTAACCTTGCTGCTAGGTTGTAGACGAACCATGATTTACCAGTCTTAGGTGCTGCAATCAGGTTCATGGTTTCACCTCGACGGAGCAAACCTTCGATCACATAGGGTCTACGCTGGGGTGATGCTTTGCGTAGCTCATCAAGGGTCTGAGTAGGGTAGGATTCTTCTAGATCGTCTCCACGAGTCCTTGCGGATCTCATCTCATCTTGGATGCGTTTTACCTCATCGTCGGAGATATCACTTGAAGACCCGTAGCCAAGCGTTCTAAGCTCGTTTGGCAGTTGATCCATTGTGATCCCCTTGAGGATTCTAAACGCCTCAGCAAGCGTCACAGCGGCATCGGAGGGGAATCCTGATGGGTCTGATGTCGAGAAATTGCGTAATAGCAGCCGGTCATTCTTAGACTTGATGCCGATGGTTCCAGATATCTTGTAGGTCGATTCTCTAGCTCCCGGCCGTACAAACTCATAAGTTCCATCGCCTTTGGTAATGACCGTGTATCCGGCTCCTTCAAGTTCACCTTTAATCACTTCAAGTGCTTCCGAGGACATGTTAAACGCATCGAGTGGTGAGTCCTCGGGAGTGACCGACGATGGCACAACGTCCTCGAACTGAAAGTTCAGTACCTCAGCAAGACCAAACGGAAGGTCACATATCAGGTCATTTCCACGAGTAATCTTGTAGGTTCCAGCAAACGTAGCGTGAGACGAACCCGGCCCGATCACCTGACAGCCTTTTCCGAGAAAGTCCAGACCAGGAAACTCTTGCGTACTCTTGGGTAGCTTTTCTAGGTCAGGGTTGTTGAAGTAGAGATGTGCGCCTCCGGAAGGACTTTCGACGATGATCGAGGCTGCTGACCATAGGTCAATGCCATGCTCGTCTTTGATCCGGCTTAAGCTTGCATAGCCATTCTTCGCATCGTCATGTACATCGATGTCCACAACGAGCATGTCTTCGTCGAGAACAATCCCGTACTTGTCGTACTTGTCTGAGGTCGTATCGAGATCCTGAGCCCTTATCTGCGTATTCGGCCAGTCTTTGATTGCAGGAGATTTCAGACCAACCCTGATCGGTACGCATCGAGGGTTCATGTCGAGGATTTGCTGTGGGATTTCAAAAGGCATCGTGTATCTCCGTAAGTTATAGGGCTGACGCTTTAAAATTTAGGCATGAGAGGAAGAAAACCAAGAGCGATCGAAGTTCAAGAAGCTTCTGGTGCATTTGTAAAAGATCCGCAACGCCGCCCAAGCTCTATCGTAAAGGCGGACAAGGAAGCTCCACGAATGCCCAAGGTTATCGCGAACGACAAGGTAGCAAGCGAAGTTTGGGATGAAACCTGCGAAGTTCTAAGAGAATCTGGAATTCTCAGCAAGACAGATACTCACCTGCTTACACATTACGTTTTAACTTACGCAGAATGGGTAAAGTGCGCAGAACACATCCAAAAGCATGGGCACGAGGACGATACGGGTAAAACCTCACCTCAGAGTACCGCTTACTTTAAGCTTGCTGCACAGCACACCAAGCTTCTACCTGAACTCGGGTTATCACCAAGCTCCCGAGCAAGGCTGTCTGTTGCAGGCGTAGCAGACGAAAAGAAAGAAGATGAAGAAGACATGATGAGCTTGATCAAGTCCCTCAAGAGGGCTTAGTCATGCACCCGTGGGAGCGGTACATCCAAAGGGTACAGAATCACGACATAGTTGTTGGTAAATACATCCGGCTCTGTGTCGAGAGGCATGTCCGTGACCTAAGGTGTCAAAGCACCGAGGACTTCCCGTATTACTTCGACGAGAAGATAGCTGAAGGAATATGCAAGTTCTTCCCTGCGGCACTAAGGCACTCCATCGGTGAACATGCCGGACAGAAGTTTACAGTCGAAGACTGGCAGGCATTTTTCCTTGCATTGCTGTTTGGATGGCAGCGAGATGATGGCCGAGGCAGAAGGTTCAGACAAGCTTTCTTTACTGTGGCTAGGAAAAACGGAAAGTCAACGCTGGCTGCTGGCATCGCGATGTACATGGCGGCCATTGACTTTAACCCAGTTAGCAATGAGCCTGAGTCACGCAGTCAGATTATTCTGGCGGCAACTAAGAAAGAACAAGCGGAAAAGGTGATCTTTGCTGAGTGCCTGCGAATGAGGCATCAGAGCAAGTTGCTAAAGACATCATCCACAGTCGCTAACAAGATCATCACGTTTAACCACAACGGCGGAAACATTCAGTGCGTAGGATCAGACCGTCCCTACGATGGCCTGAATCCCCAGATGGTGAGTCTGGACGAGACCCACGCATTTTCGAATCCTCACCGCAAGTTTTACAACACAATGGTCACAGGTAGTGGTTCTAGGGTTCAGCCACTGCTCATGACCACAACAACAGCCGGTGATGATCAGTCACATATATGGCTCGAGCAGATTCAGTTTTGCAAGAACGTCTTGGAACAGGCGGTCAATGAGGAAACTCTATTGCCAATCATCTATGAACTAGATGAAGAAGACGATCCGTTAGACGAAGACAACTGGATTAAAGCGAACCCGAACCTCGGAGTGTCGATCACCAAGGACTTCCTTCGAGCCCAAAGCAAACCGTGCAAGACCTCCACCACAGCGTTAAACAGGTTTAAGAGGTATCACGCTAATGTCTTGGTTTCGTCCACAGAGCGTATTTTCTCGCTTGAGGACTTCGATACCTGCCGTGGCACACTCAGCGACTGGAAACAGGCTGAGTGTGTTGCTGCTGGAATTGACCTTGGCGGGCGTGACGATCTGGCTTCTTACGCATTGGTAGCTAGGTTCCGAACAGGTGATTACAAAGACGATAACACTCCGATTTACCGCTATGAGGCTAAGACATTTGCCTACATAGCTCGGAACACTCGTCGTGACCTGACTGCAATGCCATTCGTTGATTGGGTGGCTAATGGGTTAATCAAGGTTACTGATTCACCAATCACAGACCTTCAAGCGGATTTTGTAAACGACTACTGGGATAACTATTGCATTGACTGTGCAATCGACCCCTATCAAGCACAACAGTTTGGTGAGCAAGTAAGTCAACAAGGAGTCGTCATTGCAACGATGGCTCAAACGACTGCTCACTTCAATGAACCGATAGCTGACTTCCGCCAAGCAATATCAGATGGCCGGTTTACGCATGACGGCAATCCACTGCTGCGTTGGTGTTTGACCAATGCTGTGGCCGTTCGTGACCGCCAAGACAGATGGATGTTAGATAAGTCCAACTCTTCATCCAAGATCGATCCACTTGTCGCGATGCTCATGGCGTACCGAAGAGCGATGGTTGCTCCCGGTCGCGGAGACGGGAATGTGTTTATAACTTGAGGTAAGAATGAAGAACGCTAAATCGTTTTGGGCGTTTACAAACCAAAAGAACCCAGCCAGTTGGCTTGTCGAGTTCTTTAATGGTGAGAAGTCCAGAACCGGAATCAAAGTCAATACAAAGACTGCACTCGGCCTTGCTGCCGTTATCTATGCAGTCAACAAGATCAGCGGGCATATCAGCCAACTGCCATTTAATGTCTACGAAGAGACTGCTGACGGCAATCGTGAGCTAAAGAGCCAGAACCCTGCATACAGGCTGCTAAACGTATCGCCCAATCAGGCCATGACTGCGTTTACCCTGCGTGAGATCATGATGGTCCATGCTCTCATTAGCGGTAATGGTCGAGCATACATTGCTAGGAATAACCTCGGGACTCCGGTGGAACTTATACCGATCCTACCTGAGAACTGCCAGACCATGTTGGTCGATGGCGAAAAATGGCATCTAGTGACAGCCCACGAAGGCACTACACAGAACACGTTGCCACTCAAGCTGCGTCAAGGCGAATACTACAAGATCCCTGACCGTGATGTCCTGCACATCATGAATACCTCACTTAATGGCGTGTGGGGAATGCACGTTGTAGAGATTGCCAAGGATGTCTTTGGTCTAGCTCAAGGCGGTCAAGAGGCTGCTGCAACGACACTGGCCAACTCAGGTCGTCCAGGCTTGCTTCTCGAAGCACCCGTTGGGATGTTTCGATCTGCTAAAGATGCTCAGGAGTTTCTCGATAACTTTAACTCCAAGCATGAAGGTGTCAGCAATACAGGTCGAGCAGGACTCTTGCGTGATGGCATGAAAGCCACAGCACTGCCTGTCTCAGCAGCAGATGCTCAGTTCTTAGAGCAGAGGTCATTCCAGCGTGAAGAGATTGCGTTGCTATTCGGCCTTGAGTCGATCCTTGGTGACAACACAGGACAGACCTACCGAAGTATCTCAGAGCGTAATACAGCGTATGTAAACAACTGTTTGCAGCGTTGGATGTGCAAGTGGGAAGAAGAGGTTGCAGCAAAGCTGATTAGCCCAGCCAGACCATTGGAGGTCGAGTTCGACACGACTCCACTGCTCAAAGGTGATCCGAACTCACTTGCTGATTACACGATGAAGATGCAGCAACATGGCGTGCTGACCATCAATGAGATCCGTCAGCTACATGGTTTCCCACCTGTAGAAGACGGAGACAAACTGCCTCACGAGATTGCACTCGATATATCAAAGGCTACTCAGCCTGAAGATGAGCCAGTTGAAGAAGACGATAACGAACCCGAACAGGAGACTAACGATGAAACTGGAGAGTAATCCAGAGAAGAAAGAGATCACGATGAGAGGGTTCATCGGTGATTACGAGAACGGCATTTCAGCAGATGACTTTATCGATGTGCTGGCAGAACATGCGGGTCAAGATGTGACCATCCACCTCAACAGTGAAGGCGGAAGCGTTACCGATGGACTGAGCATGTTTAACGCCATTGTCAATCATGATGGCAAAGTGACCGTCCACATTGATGCGTTAGCAGCATCGATTGCTACGGTCGTAGCTGTAGCAGCAGACAGCGTGAAGATGAACTCCACTGGCAAGTTCATGATTCACAGATGCTGGACTGCTGCGGTCGGAAACTGCAAAGACTTCCGGTCAATGGCCGATGTTATGGATCTGCTCGACAAAGACATTGCAGCAAGTTACTCCGAGAAAACAGGCGGATCTCAGGAAGAGATGCTGGCACTAATGGATGCTGAGACTTGGATGGATGCTGAGACAGCACTCCAAGCCGGATTCATTGATGAAATCGTCGAAGTAAAGGCTAGAAGCAAGTCTAAGGACGAGGAGTACGAGGCTAAGGCACTCTGCTCACCTGCGTTCCATGCAGCACTCAGGGCCAAGTGTGCAATGCGTCGAATCAAGCTGAAAAGCTGACGCTGTAAAATTAACCGTTAATTCCCGAAGGAGTCGGGGATATCAATCTAGAAGGGAAGCTATGAAAAAGATTGCGGAAATCAATGCCCGACTCGAATCGATTGCAGACGAGTTGCAGGCACTGTCGGATCTCTCGGCAGAAAGTGAACTCGATCAAACTCAGATCGATCTCGTCAATGAACTCGATGCTGAGTTCAACAAGCTTGAAGGGGAAAGGAATTCTCTGCAAGCAGTTCAAGACAAGCTAGATGCTGCTAAAGCGGCTAAGGCAGTTCCCCAAGCAAGCTCTGTAGTTGAGCCTGCACAAATCGAAGACTCAATCGAGGAAAGCAAGGAAGTGATCCCAGCAAGAGTAAAGAATCAGCGTTCAAAGCATTTCGCGAGTTCGGAAGACGCTTTTGTATCCGGCATGTGGCTAGCTGCTCTTGGCGGCAATCGTCGTGCAAAGGAAATCGTTGCTGCACAAAGCATCGGAGTTAATGCAGACGGTGGCTACTTAGTGCCGGACCCATTGTCCGACGCCTTGATTAACCTCATGGAAGAGAGAGGCGTTGCTCGTCAAGCATGTCAGCGTGTTGTCATGTCTGCTGATACTTGGGCTGTTCCAAAGGTCACTGCTCATGCGACTGTCTACTATCCAGCGGAAGCAGCGGCAATCACTGACAGCGACCTCGCTTTCAATCAAATTTCTTTGACCGCGAAGAAGCTTGCAGCACTTGTTAAGATGTCAACTGAAGTCACTGAAGACTCCATCGTGGACATCATGAATGTTGTTGTTGAGTCGATTGCTTACAGCATTGCACTCGAAGAGGACAAGAACCTGTTCAACGGTGTTTCTGGTGGTGTTAATACTGCTGGTATTGCTGGCGATGCAAGCGTCGATGACACGAATGTGGCAACCAGCATTGCTAACTTGGCATTGACTGACTTGACTGCATGTGCATCCGGCATCGGCAATCCGATTATTGGTGCAAGCAATGAATGGTACATGTCACCCGTTGTGTTCCATTCTCAGGTGCGTGATCTTTTGAACGCTGCCGGAGGGAATGCTATCCAAGACCTCGAAGGTGGTCAGCGTCCACTTCTTCTTGGATACCCAGTCAACCTAGTAAGCTGCTTGCCAGCAGCACCAGCTTCCGGCGAACTTGTTGCAGTCTTCGGTGACTTGCGACTCGGTGCTTACTTCGGTGATCGTCGTGCGTTGAACTTCAAAGTTCTTAACGAACTGTACGCCGAGAACGATCAGCTAGGCGTTGTTGCAACCGAGCGTATCGATATCAAGGTTGCCAACCCAGAAGTCTTGGCAAAGATCACGATTACCTAATGACTAGGTATCGATTTAAAACGACCCGTATGGGATTCCCTGCGGGTCGTGTGATTGATGACTCCATGCTCAAGCCTGGTGTTATCAAGACCCTCTTAGACTTCAACGCAATCGAGATCGTGCAGGATGCAGTGGACGCTAAAAAGGACGACAAGCCCTCAGTTTCTGGCAGTGACTCTGGCAGAAGCAAAGGCTCATCTTCGTCTAAGCGGAAGCAGTCAGGACGATCTGCTAACAAGGCTGATTGAGGGTGCAACGGAACAGCTTGAGCGAGACATTGAAAGATGTCTTGTTCAGGCATCGTGGCAACAGAGTCAATATGGTTTTCCTGAAGACGGCAAAGCCATACTGTTGAACATGGGGTCTGCTACCGCCATCAGTTCAATTACTTATGTGGACGATGATGGTGCAACTCAAACACTTGCAACCGACCAGTACCAACTCGATTCTGGACGTAATGCGATCACCTGCCTCAACGATGACGACGGGTGGCCGGAAACGTTACTGACTCCCAGCGAACGAGATACGGTCTTTATCAACTTCACTTGTGGAGTAACAAACGAAGACTGCCTGCCTCGGTTGTTTAAACAAGCGATCCTTCTTGAGGTCGGTCGTTATTACTACGATCCGGCACAAGAAAATGCTGTCAATACAAATGACGGCAAGAGCTACGAAAACATCGTCAAGAAGTTAATTCGGAGTTCGTACCCGTAATGCCCAAGGTCACAGGATTTAACCGCAAGAGGATTGGTCATCGCAATTACTTGGCGTTGATCCAAAACCCTCCTGCTACTCAGGATGAGTATGGGCAGATCAGTTATGACAGTGGGTCATGGACGACCGCTGTCGATAACTGGCCTTGCGAACTGATCGACACAACTGGCGGTGAGATCATTGATGGCATGATGACGAAAACATCTACCGAGAAGGTAGCCATCGGTGACAAACCACAGATTGATGCAGCAACGGTAACTGCTCAGAGCCGCTGTATAATTGATGGTAAGACATACGGTATCACAGCAGTTAGAGATGTGTCTGGTGATGGGTTCACTGTAAGACTCGAACTGCGGAGTACCAAGTGAGTTTTAAAAGCAAGCTTGATTCAAAAGTTGGGTCTTTTATTAGCTCCAAGCGTGGCAAGAACGGCAAAGGAACAGCCGTTCAAATGCACATGACAGACTTGGCTAAAGACCTTGAGCTATTGCACAACGAGTTGCTTAAAAAAGTATGCCCAACAGCAGTTGGTTATGCAGCAACGATTGTCCGAAAGCGTGCCATAGCAAACATTAAGGCTGGTGGTGGTGAAGACCATATTGGCATGTCGAGGAAGGTTTCCAGCAGGAACAGATCGTCTGGAAAGTCTTCTGCATACGCAACAAGAAGCAAGTGGTCTAAGAAAGTCCTGAAAAAGCGTGGCAAAAACTTTCCGTCACTTGCTGACAAAGGAATGATCATTAAGAAAAACATAAGCCGCAAAGAAGGCGGCTTGATGGCAAGTCAAATTGTTGGACCTAAATATCAGTCAGGCCAAGGCAAGAACTTTGCTCACACGTTTGAGCCAAGAGATGGCCAAAAGTCAGGGGCTCCAAACCACAAGTGGTGGCCTAGACAATCTAAAAAAGATTTAAGGCTCGACAGGAAAATTGCAGCACAGTCAGGAAGAAAAGAGAGAACTACAGGGCAGCAAGGTAAACCTTTAAAGCCTCTTCCTTTTATGCGTCCAGCAGCAGAACAGACAATGGGGCAGCAAACCAATGCAATCTACAAAGCATTGAAACGCTGGGACATAAAAATGGGTGAAGTGAACGGTACAACCGGAGAATTCTAATGCGGCCAGTACCACAACTTATCACCTTACTCCGAGCAGATCCTTCTGTTTCAGCATTGGTTGGACAGAGGATTTATGCAGACAATCCACCACAAGATGACGATCTTCCAATCGTTGTTCTGACAATCACAAGTACGGACGCGAGAGCAGCACTTGACAACTGTCAGATCAGGCTTTACTCCGCAAGGCTAAAGGTTGACATCATTTGCTCAACCAGAAGTGCAGCAGAGGCGGCTCAGGAAGCTATAGAAGATGCACTCGTTGGGTACACATCCAACGATAGCACTCACCCAATTCAGGGCGTTACAGTCGAGTCTGGAACGTCTTGGGAACTTGTCGCACCTGCTGATGGGAGCGATGAGCGTGGCTATTGGTGTAGCCAAGAATATTTCATGAATTACGCAAGAGCATAGGAATAATTAGATGGCTGTAGATGGCTACCATGCACAGGGGACTACTGTAACCCTCACGACCGGCGGCGCAGTTGGATGTGTTCGTTCGGTATCTTTACCTGAATTCTCACTTGAGTCAATCGATGCTAGTTGCCTTGAGGATTCCGTTGGTGGCTTCATGAAGAAGCTTTCCGGCGGTCTTGTCGATGCCGGTGAAGTTCAAGTCACTTATGTGAGCGTTGGCGCACCTGATGTTCCAGACGGGGCTCAAGACACGCTAACCATTGTTGTTCCTGCTGTTGCCGCAGCAAGTTCCAACGGAACTCAAGCTGGTTACACGATCACAGGAACTGGCTTTATATCATCTGCTTCCGGTGGATCTCTTGAGATCAACGGACTGATGGAAAACAGTTTCACCTTCGTTTTTGATGGCGACACTGGTCCAACCATTTCGTAAACAAATTAACTCCTCCACCACCACCAAGGAGATGTCATGTCTCAACATGTCGAACTTGAAACGCATGTCGGAATCCATTTAGCGACAAAGAAAGAAGTAGTACACGAACAGTACTGGGTTTTTCTGTGTGATGAAGACTCTCGCCAAAAGATCGGACTGATTGGATGGAAAGAGGGAAGCAAATTGATCTTCTTTCAGAAGGTCGATCCAGTCACTTCTAAATGGATTGAAGAAGAGGTTGCAAAGCTGATGGAGCGTGAAAACGTCACATCAGTTGAGCCACCTGAACTACCCGAAGAACTGCTTAATCAGGATGATGACGATGAGCTTGACGAAGAAACAATTATTGGCTGAGTTGGTTTGCACGAAACCAGAGAAACTCAAAGATCAGGTGTTCGGGCAAGATGCTTGGGTTAAGCCTGTCTCTGAGTTTCAGAGATCACGGCGACTTGCTGCTCTTTATGGCAAGGACGGTGAGGTTTCGCGAGAGGCTATCAGGAAAGCTAGGCTCTACACCATTGTCGATCATCTTTGTGACCAAAATGGCGAGAACCTATTCAAAGAGTCCGACATCAAAGATCTTATGGAGCTTGATGCTTTAAAGCTAGATGTTGTGATTGGCTGCATCGAGCAATGGGTGTCTTCTCGTGAGGGAAAGATCCTCGGCGGATCGAAAAAATAGCCAAAGAGTTTGACAGGAATCACAGACTGTCATGGGCTTTTTCGATCTGCCAAGACCTCGGGATTGATGATCCTATCTCTTGGATGAATGCATGTCCTGTTTTGCTGGATTGGTGGATTGGTTATCGAGTCCACAAAAGCGAGCGTGAGCGTGAGGCTTACGAGAAAGCATCTGGCAAGAGCAAGACTAAGCTCAGTGGCGATTCTCTATACGATCACTTGGAGCAATTAGCTAATGGCCGCAAACCGAGTCGGGGCTCTATACTACGAAGCGATTCTAGACCCTAGAGGTTTCTCTAGGGGCGTTCTGAAAGTACGCAATGATCAAGCGGTCCTCGCGGCGGCCATTAAGGACACTTCTGACCCGCTTGATAAACTACGGGCGGAGTTGCAAACTCTTGATCGAGTCTATGAAGAAATAGCGGCTAAAGATCCGTTTGAAGGACAGCAAGAGTCTCTTGATGCTTTAGTCAAGAAGACGATGATGTTGTCTGACGAACTAGAGGAAATGCAAGCCGCTCCTCAACGAGAAGCTGATGCAAGTGCGGAGGCGAATCGACAGAAAGAAGCAGATGCTGAAGCAGTTAGGCAGGAAGACCTCAAAAAGCGTTACCTAGCAATCGCAAAGTCTAGAAAAGAAAGGCTTGCTGAACTAGGAAGAAAACGCCAAGAAGAACATGCAGCAGAACTGCAAAGAATTGAAACCGAAAAGCAAGCACTTGAGCAGTCGCATCAAGCTGAGTTAGACCGTCAGCGGCAAATGCAAGACCGCTATTTGGCAATAGCAAGGGCTAGGAAGCAGCGACTAGAAGAAGAAAGGAGGGCTAAAGAAAATGCTGATAAAGAAGAGCAAAGAAGAGCAGAGAAAGCAGCTAAGGACGAAGAGGCTAGGCAAAAGACAATTCAGCAAAGATGGCTTGCTGTAGCAAATGCTAAGAAAGAAAGATTCAAAAGAGAAGAGAAAGAAAGAGAAGCAGCAAAGAAAGCTGAGCTTGCCCGAGAGCAAGAAAAGCAAGATCGGTGGATGGCTTATGCTAAATCTCGAAGTGAGCGTTTAGCAAAAGAAGCAAAAGAAAAAGAAGATGCTGAAAAGGCTGCTCAGAAGAAAGTAGAAGAGACAGCAAAAGCAGAAAAGAAAGCAGCAAAGGAAGCAGAAGCTCATGAACGCAGGATGAAAACCTTGCAGACTGAGCGTATGGCAAAGAGGCTAGCCAATGCTGGTCAATACATGACATCCTTTAAGGGCATGAAAATCCTTTTTGCTGATCTCAAGAAGTCTATAGACGGAGCTGGGTCTGGACTCTCAAGAATGGCTGGGAATCTAGCTCAGGCTGCTGGCATGGGTCCACAAATTCAAGGTCTTGCTAGGGTTTTTGGCACTCTCGGGATAAAAGTGCTGGCCGTAGTTGCTGCAATCTATGCGGTAGGCAAGGCGATGCTTTCGGCTGCTAAAGCTGCTGATGCGTTTGAACTCAGGCAGATAAAAATCATTTCTGCAATGCAAGGCAATGAGATTAGAGCGAGAAAACTTACTGAGCAAATGAGGCAATACGCTGCAAGGACATCTTACAGCACTGAGCAGATGCAGCAGTTTGCCTCTCAACTCCTATCGCTTGGGGTCGTTGCAAGCGACATCCCAGATTTAGCTGAAAAGCTTGGAGGTCTGGCCCAAGGCGATCCAGAAAGGTTGGCTAGAGTAGCCAAGGCATACTCGGATGTCGTCTCAAAGGGTCGATTGATGGCTCAAGAGGCAAACCAGTTCACCGAAAACCTAATTCCAATTTGGGATGCTCTTTCTGAGAACACTGGAAAAACCCGCTCACAACTCATGGAGATGATGGAGGCCGGAGAGATAACGGCCCAGATGGTTGCGGACGCGCTTGAAAAAGCCAGTGAGATGGTCGGTGCTGAAGAAGCTATGGAGCGTCGCCAAAACACCATAGCAGGCCAATTGGACCAGATGAAATCTTCGTTTGCCGAAATATGGAGATTGATTGGCGGTCCAATCCAAAACTCGATTGTGAGCGTTTTGAAAATTATCAACTTCTTCCTCGCACAAATAGAAAGGTCTGCACAAGGCTTTGCCCTTATCTACCAAAATTGCGATCTAACACACGGCGTACTGGTCAATACATTTCGAGTACATAACAACATAATGAAAATTATTACAGGCCAAACGGCTGATCTCGAAGAACAAGCAAGAATCCAAGGGGAGCTTGACGACCTTAACAAGAAACGCAAAAGGGAAGAAGCTGAAATAGAGAACGAGCAGAGAGAGCAACTCAAGAACTTCGAGCAGATGCAGCAGGATCTTACTGACCAGCTTACTGCGTTATACGACAGATACAACGAAGAGGAGAGGCTTGCTGAACTTCAGTTTGAAAGGATGCTTCAAGAAAAGATTGCACTCGGAGAGATCGATGAAATTCAGGCAGAGCAGCTTAGAAGGCAATACCAGCTTATTGAGGCAGAGAAAGAACGCCTTTCGTTAGAGCAACAAAGAGCCGAGGAAGCCGCGAGGATTGCTGAGGAAGAAAGAAGGCAGGAGGAAGAGATTGAAGATGAATATGAAAGAGAACTTGAACGCATTGAGGAGGAGGCTCGAAGACGCGAAGAAGAACTTTATAAACAAGACGAAGAACGAGAACGGGAAGCTGAAAACAGGATCAGAGAGCGACAGCGATTAGGACAGCAAGCTGATTCAGGTGCAGGCGCATCGTTCGAGGCTGGTTCTGTAGAAGAGTTTAACATGCTTCGCCAGATGGAGCTTCAAGCTAGAAGAGATGCGCAGCAAGTGCTATTTGAGCAAGAGGCTGCAAGGGCTCGAAGAGAAAGTAATGCACTATTGAGCAATATGCTGCTTGAACTGCAATCTGATACTCAGCAGCAAAGAGATGACGCACTGTGGAACTACTACGGCATATAAGCAATGTATTTAGATATTAAAGAAACGCTTGAAACATCGTTTTCAATCAAGGGTTCAAGAAGCTCGTCTGGAAAATCCCTTGTAAACCACACGGCCAAGAAACAATTCAGGGCCGAGATGAAGCGATCCTTTAGCTTTGAGAACATACAGTTCGGTGATATAACTGAGGGTCACGTTGCATGTGATTCTAGGTTGCCTGTTGTAAATAGAAGCACTTGGTATTCATCACTTACTGGCTTGTCAATGCCATTCGCTGTTTGCACCAGCAAGGATGTTACACGAGATTCCAAGAACGGCAACGTCTTTACAATTACATGCAACTTCGAGACAGGGCCTATTGAGACTGAACAGTGTACCGCTGCTCCACCAAATAACGCTGTTGACATAGATCCTCAGGTTTCAATCGAGGTTGGCTCATACGATAGAGTTCTCTATGCAGACAAAGATGGAGAACAATGTTGGAAGTTGCCTACTGGGTCTCCGTTTCAATCGCCAGTGACAGAAACCATACCTACACTCAGACTAACAATAACGCAGTTTGAGACATTTGTCACTTATGAACAAATACTAGAGAGATCATTCAAAACCAACAGTGCAACCTATCGCAGTAAAGATGCTGGCCTGTGGTTAATTGGCGCAGTTAAGGCTACGGAGCAAGAGGTCACGTTTGCTGACGGAAGTGTTCAGAATCTAGCAAAAGTTACTTATCCAATCATGCTTTCGGAGAGATTTTTTTACCCTCCTGGCGTTGATGCAACGGACGCTAACAAGACCGTATACGGCCACGATCATGTTCACCCTCTTGTTGACACATATAAGTTAGATGCTGCTGGAGGAGATCCAGAACCAATTACTGGAGATAACGGAAATGTCACAACTGGATACATCAACACAGACGGCACATTGCGTGAACCAGCAGCGGCTAACGAACAGCGTCCAGACTATCTAAGGTTCCGAACGCAAGATGAAATCGACTTCGACTCCTTCTTGCAGGCGTAAAAAATGCAGTTAAGCCGAGACGAATACAACTCGATCAAAAGAAACACCAACCTGTCTAGGAGTGGTCTTCCTTCCGACCCTAGACAAATCGCAGGCATCTCTGCACTTATCTGCAAGACAGGAACAGGCGGGATTGCTGCAAGGTCTGGAGCAGTGGCTGGGAAGGCTACTGATGTAGTTGTTCAGTTTATCAAGCCGGATGGAACATTGACCGACTCAACCCGTGAAATCACGGTCTACAATCCTTTCGGAACTGCTGTTGCTGGATCTGTCTATATCACATGCAAGTTCGTCAACAACGGATACTGGATAGTTGATGCGGAGGACTGCTCGTAATGGCCATTAAGCACTCTCCGGGTTGTGGATGCTGTGTTGATGGAGTAACAGGGTGCTGCTTAGATACAGACCTCAAAGATTTGCCTACCGTCTCTTACGATCCTTCCACTGGCACCTACACATTCTCTGAAACACAGTGGTACTACACCGACTCTAACGGTGACAGGCAGACATACTTTACTGGCGATGTCCCTGCTGACGGGTCTTCTACTCCAAACATACTTCCCGCTGGAAGCACTGTTCAGGCAGAGTTCAATATCTGCTGCTTGGATTACATATTTGAAGTCGAGGTTTTGACTTGGGATCAGAACGACAACAATTCCTATGTCAAATGTGGGGCAACGCAGTGGAGGTCTTGGGACTGGGATAGTTCGACCGCAGAGAGAAGCTTCATACAGAGCAGGACTGCGTATAACGTCCTGACAAACTCAAACTTCTACACCTCAGGATATCAAAAAGGATACTCTACTTTAGAGCTTGGTTCGTATCTCGGAAATGGTCGTACCGAAGAAAGGGTTATTGCACTTAATTTTAGCCCACAAAGATCAAGTCCCGGTTTCACTACAGCAGGGCAATCCGTTTATTCGTATGGAAGAGGAGATGTAAGTTGGGCAACAAACTTATCAAGACCTATAAAGTTAGTTATACACGCCGGTGATAGCGACTTAGAAATCGGTGCAATAAGGCTTAGGCAAGGATCGAACACCTTATCATCAACAAGCCCAGATTCTTGCATAAACTACAGCAGCACAGTCGTTGGAGTTACCGTTGATTGGGCAAGAGTTAATAAGGGCGTGAGCATCTACAAAGCTGGATATGGAACCACGACTTTTTCTCTCGATATCCAAGGATTTAATTCCTGTCCCGCAACTGCTGGTTCTACACCGCCAATGTTAGACATGACGGGAACAATGGACTTTAGTGGAAGAAACGGAAACTGGGCATACGAACTAACTCGACTTAATAACGACACTAATTCTTTTACAGGTTCGGTTTCTGCTTCACTCGACGATCAAACAGCGATCAACAATTTAGCTACTGCATGTAGAACCGATGATTGGGAATCTATCTCTCTCATACCCGAATGGTGGAGGCTTTGGTGGGTCGGTCCCGATGCCTGTCCAGCAGCAGTTCCAGATAACTCTAATTGCGCATCGGGATACGGAAGTCCTTTTTCAGTTGATTCCAGTTGCACTTCGCCAACCAATACAACATCTTGGGGTTCTTCAAATAGTTGGCCTTGGTATTTCTCAAGATCAACAAACAGTTCTCTTCCATGTCCGTTCGAAGATTTTTGGGACTTTACCGACGAAACTGTGTCCGGTTTCTATCAATATCGAGCAAATACGCCCCTGTATCAAACGTCAGTGCCTTGGCTTGGATATGGTGATCCAAATTGGGCTGGTTCTAGTCTACAAAGCACCATCAATAGCTACTATTCCACCAACAATCCGACTTTTCCAGCAGGATGTAGCACATATGGACTTAACTGGAATCCATACAACAACATACCTTGGCTCGCGAGTGACCAATTCGGTTTTTACAATATAGATGCAGACATGTGGGACTCGCCGAATGCGTTGAATCCATCATCGCCAGTTGATCGAGAGTCTAATACTATTCCATCCGTTAGTCATGATTCTGCTGGATTTAGCTATCTGGTTAGCGATCAAGGAAACGTAGCACACACCGGATATATTGAGCGACAACTTTCGTTCACTGTCTATAAGTCGTGGGTCGATAGCGGTCAAACGATAACTGTTGACGGTGAGGTTCAAGGAGGATGGCAAGGTGAAACGCTTTTTTATATTGACTATGAAAAGGAATCCATACCGAACACTAAGCAAGGCAGGACTATCAACTACAAAGTCCACGAAAACTGCATCCATGATTTCACGGTCACTGAAACAATCTACTCTGGAAGCCCTCCGGCAGCAGGAACTCCTTCCGTATCTACGCAAAGTTCTCAAAGTGTAATTCCTAATCTTTCGTATCAAGGTTCTTCGTCAACTAGACCATCAGGGGTCTATGATGATGGAAACATCTATCAGTATTCAGATGATGGCTCTTCGCTTGAATATCTTTACGGAGGCTATTTCTTGCACGAAGTTTCTACTGATGATCAAGAAACGTGGCATATCTTGTTCAGTAGTTTCGGTGGGATCGCTGAGTGCAGAAGATTAAGCGACAATACAAAGTTTTCTTCGCCAACTGCAACAGGAACCCCAACAGGGTGTAACGGTCAAGACTTTACACTGACAGACGGAGATCCGACTGTTGCTGGGACTGTAACCGAGATCACGTTTACGGTTAAAGGAACAAGATGATTGTATGTCCGAACTGCAATAAAACTCATACAGTTGTTCATCCAGAAAGAAACAGATGTTCCTGCGGACAAGGATTTGATGGCAACGGCAAGATCGTCAATGTCGATGTTCCGCATGTCGTCATAAAAACCGGAAGCCTGCATACAGAAACAGAAGGCGATGGCTTTTACAACAAGCCAGGTTCAGCACTAGAAAGCCTAATACCTGGCTGGGCAGTCCAGTTCAAGACTGGATGCAAATGCAAAGACTATCGAGACAAGATGGACAAGTGGCAGATAAAAGGCTGTGAGGCTCGTGAAGACATGATTGTGGCTCACTTGATGGCTCAGTCAGATAAACTCATTGCGGTCTTCAGAGGCATCCCTACGCCCCTTAGACGCATGGCTGCAAAGCGGTTGTTCCGCAAGGCCATTGAACTATCGAAAATTGAGTAGGAGAGCAGGTAGGGGCGAGGAGAGCGTCCCTGCTACACTACTCCAATGGCTGTAACCTTCTGAAGGTCTTCTACCTTAAAGACAGCCAGCGTGATCCCCATGTGGAGCAGATCCGTGATCATGCCTTCTGAGCCTACCTTATCGATACATAGGTCAGGCAAGTGAGTCCAGTTGTGACCACTGATGATGTCACAGACATGGCTCCTAGCAATCATTGCAGATGCCTCCTCCCATTCCTCAGCCACCTTCTCACGGCACAGAATCGGATCTTCGATAACTATCCTACATGTTGCGTTGACGATCACGGCGATGCCATCAGCCGTTGTGATGCGTTGGATGCCACAGTCGATTGGTATCTCGCAGGCTGGGAGGTATTCGATGTGAGTAAATGCAGGACAGTGCAGTCTAGGCTTCTCTGCTAACCTAACCCCTCCTAGCCAACTATCGACGATCATCCATTCGTATGATGTAGGTCTGCGTGCAATCCTCGGCACAAGGTCGAAGATTGGCTGCAAGAACGATGAGAAGAGGTCTAAGAGGCTCATAGGATCATTGGTTCCACAATGGCTGTACGACCCTCAAGCACTACCGCACAGGATACTACAGGCTTTGCCGTGAAACGTATTGAGTAGTTCATTTGACTGTTGGTGTAATCGATTCCGCAACCCACTTGGCAACCAAATATTCTTTTCTCTTTGTTGCAATAAAATTCTACGCCACTTTTTGAATGGTAGTGACCCTGAACACAGGACTTAAATTCTGCCTTGGCGTTCAAAATGGCTGAATTTCTTCCCCGATCACCATGCTGATAAATCACATTGTCAATCACAAGTTGGTGATAACGAGGCCAGACCTTCCAAGTTTTTGGCAGTTTCCAAATGTCTGCTGGCGACCTCATCCACTCTTCTGGTATGCCGACTTCCTTGCACCATCTGTATGGGTTTACGCAATGATTCCCTAGCAGGTAATCAACTTTATCAGGGAATAAGTCAACGAGTTTTTTCACCTCCTTCATCGCCTTATTGTATTCAGCTATTGGATCTTTGTGCGTTGGGTCTTTCAAGTGAAAACTCAAGGCAGCGTTATCTACCAAGTCCCCGATCATCACAGTTCTGTTACAGTTCCATCTCTCGTAAATGTCGTGACAGAATTTTGCGTAGTTTTTGAGGTTGGCTGGAGCATGATAATCACCTATCACAAGAACATTGTTACGCTTTGGCATCGTATGAGCTTCCTTTCACTGCGTTACATCTTGGACATGAAACAACGATATTGTGAGGTCTATTCGATCCGCCTTTAGATAGAGGCTTTATGTGATCGAGTTGCACATTTTCTGACAACTTTCCACAGTGGTAACAGGCATGCCCACTGTTTTCGATGATCATGCGAACCTCGGAGTAGGTCAACTTTTCATTTGTCCCGTATTTTATAGACCTGTTGTTTGCACTTGCCGCTCTTTGCACAAATGTAGTGTTGGGGCGAGACTTTCTTGCTGATCGGTAATGCTCTGGCTTCTTGTTGTAACTATTCCTGTTTGCGGCATTTACTTTCTCTGGGTTTTCTTTCCTGTACCTACTCCTATTCTTTCTGACGCAGCACTTGCAGTCAGTTCGGTACTTTTGATTGTCCTTCCTGAAATAGAAATCAGATTCATTCTTTTTTTGGTTGCATGTTCGGCAGACGATCATTGCTTCCATACCTCCACTTCAGTAAACGGACCAATCGTTTTTCGATCAGCATCCTGATCTCCAAGAACCCATGCAACGTGCTGAATGTTGTCATCTTTCGCCACGCCAGATTCTACCAAAGAATCTATCAACTCTTTGGCTGATCCCCTCAGCACACTGTCAGCGTCCCAATAACGCTGTCTAGCACCTAAAACCCTGCGAACAACTAGACCTTGCTTGTGGCTGGGAGGTGCTTCAATGTAATCATAGAAAGCTAATTCAGCACCATTTGCTGGGATCACGATGGCCGAGTCGAGAGCCTTACGCCAAGACTGACGCTCCCTGTGTGCAGAAGACCAGTGCTTTGACCGTCCTTGGTTGCCGTTGTTCAGTTCCTTAAAGATCCGAACAGTGTAATCGAGGTAGTAACCGAACATTTTAAATCCTTAAAGTCGGTGTTTAAGCTATCCTCCTGCTCTGCTTTTTGCTCCCGCAGCCTAAAAAGCGGAAGCCGCGAGCGAGGCATAGCTTAACGACAAGCACCCCGAAAAGTCAAGCAAAAATGAAAATATTTAAAAAATAATCTTGACTTTGACCAACCGTGTCACTTATCAATTCAAACTCACGGCAACACAAAGGAGGACTTTATGGATATGGTTGCTTTTTATGAAGGTTGGCTTGGAGCCTGCCGAGAGATGGACAAGGCAGTGGATTTCGAGCTAGATAAGCTTGAGAAGCAGCTTCACAAAGATTCTTACGATATGGCTCGCTGGAGAGCCTATCTCACGGTTCGTGCAATTCTTACCGAAGTGCGAACAGCACCAGTCGTTCCAAGGAGGGAACCAAACAATGATGACTGAAATCTTGATGGATCGACCATCTTGGGAGACACATTTTCATCACTTGATGAGAAGTGCAATCACCTTTAACAGTCTCACACGGATGTTAAAAAGGATGAACAAGAAAGCAGTGCAACATTTTGAGCGTGATTACACGGGATGCACTGCCTCTATCGAAATGCGATCCGAGGTGATTGACAGGCGAGTCAGTTTCTACTTTATGCACAATCACTTTAGCAGGCACAAAAAAGATAGCGCATCACGCGAAATGACCTTGACATGTAACGTCATTTTCGATAATGGAGAGAGCCTCAGCGAGGAGGAAGCTCTGGGCGGTTTAGGTGATTTTGCACCTAAGTATCTAAAGGAACGCATTAAGGAAGTTCATGATGCAAGAGTACGAGATGACCGACTCTATGTCGGGGGCTATCGCAACGTTCAGGTGCCAAGCGGTACGAGACAGCGAACTAAATGAGTTCTTCTCGGAAAGAAAGCAACCGTACATTGCAAAGGAATTTCAGAAGCATCGGGACTTCTGTGCTGAGTCGATTCACGGAATCATCTTGGATTCGATCGTAGAGTACGACCGAGACAACTTCGGTGATCTCATGAAGATGCCCTCTGAAATGTACGAGGACTGTGAAAACCTCGGACGAGCTATAGCAAGGTTTGCAGTCCACTGGGGGTTTGGAAAAGACCCTGAGTTCTGGGAAGGACTCTGGGAATTAGAAGATGAGATTTTGATTTGTTACGAAGCTTTACTGGAGGAGAAAGATGAGTTACTTGGATAGTTTACAGACAGGCGTGAAGCTTGTTCCTAGAAGGACGCTGATATACGGTCAGCATGGAGTTGGGAAAACCACATGGGCATCTAGATGGCCTGCACCAGTGCTGCTACCTACAGAAGATGGTTACCATCATGTAGATGTGGCATCGGGTAAAAAGCTCGAATCGGCCACAGAGCTTTGGCAGGCCATCAAGGATGTCTCAGAATCTGCGTTCAAGACGGTCATCGTTGATTCGATTGATTGGACTGAGATGCTGATCCAATCACATCTTGATGACAGTGGATTCGACCAAAGCTGGGGTAAAGGCCAGCTAGAGGTTGCCAAACGCATGCGTAAGATCCTCACGGCACTCGATGAATGTCGCGATAAAGGCAAGCACGTTGTCTTGGTCGGTCATGCAGAAGCCAAGCCAGTCGAGCGTCCAGATGGACTCAGCTATCAAACATATGCAGTCAAACTAGGTAAGCATTGTTGTCGAGTTGTATCTGAATGGTGCGATGAGATGCTTTTCTGTCAACGTGACTATCTAGTTCGTCAGCAAGACAACGGAAAGCATGGAGTAGGTGTCGATAAGGGTACTAGAAGTATTTATACGACTGGAACTCCTAGCTTTGAGGCGAAGAACCGCATACCTGGCTTGCCTGAAAAGTTTGACCTGAATGACATTGATGGGTATCTTTCTTTTGCAATCGGAAAAGATGCCAAAACCGTTAAGTAAAGAATTTTTGTTTTCACGAGGCAGGTGTTGTCACAACGGTTGTGCAAACTGCCCTTACATCGGAGGTTTTCAGATGGGTTTAGCAGATATTGATTTCGATTCAATCGAGATTACAGAAGGATACGAGAATAGTTTGCTACCAGACGGTGATTACATCGTCTCACTTGAGCGTGCAACTGATGAAGCTGACAAAGTTTCATCTGAAGGTGCTAAGTATTCCCGTGTCAACCTAATGTTTAGGATCATCGAAGGTGAGCATAGCAACAAGTGTCTTTTTCATAGCCCTATGTATGAGCATAGTTTGTCCGTTGCTGATCAGAATAAGCAAACTGCTGTCAACATTGGTTGCGAGTTTCTAAAGAAACTGCATGATGCTGGCGGCTGTGATGGTTACACTCCAGAAGGCTTGATGACCGCAGGGCCACTCAAGCTGAAGGTTAAGACTAGAAAGGGTCGCACTGTAGGCGATAAGACTTACGAAGACCAAAATGTAGTAGTAGCCGTCATGCCAGCAGGACGATCAACAGAAAGTCCATTCTAGATATCCTCCGGCTCGTGGGCTGGCGCATCCCACTAAGGGGTTCGATTCCCCTTCACGGGCTTATCCTTGCTTGGTGCTTTGACGGTGTTTTTTCCATGCCCGTCATGGTGCTAAGGGTTCCCATCGGTTAAGTAATTGAGAAGCCTTAGCCGGTGGGATTTTTTATGTTTCAACGGAGGAAAGCATGTATACCTTTGGTAGCTTGTTTGCTGGGATCGGTGGTATCGATCTTGGTTTTGAGCGTGCCGGTCTTGAGTGCAAATGGCAAGTCGAAATCGACGACTATGCTACGAAAGTTCTGGAGAAGCACTGGCCGAGTGTGAAACGATGGCGTGATGTAAAAGCATTTCCGCCGGAAGACAAACAAGATTGGAATGTTGATGTCATAGCAGGAGGGTTTCCCTGTCAAGACATATCAGTCGCAGGAAAAGGAGCAGGATTAAATGGAGAACGATCAGGACTATTCTTTGAAATCATTCGCGTGGCTCGACAACTCAAACCCAGAGCAATCGTGCTGGAGAACGTCTCAGCACTCCTTGTTCGAGGAATGGGAACCGTACTCGGAGAGTTGGCCGAGATCGGGTATGACGCAGAATGGCACTGCATACCGGCTGCAGCCGTTGGTGCGCCTCACAGACGCGATAGGGTGTTCATCATTTGTTGGGACTCCAACCGCAACAATGCGAGTGAGATCAAAAAAATTCAGAATCGGGCGGATTCCGAATCCTGCGGAAATTGCAGCGACTGGAATATGGCCGACTCCAACAGCGATCGACAGAAAAGGTACGGCGAAGAACCGCTATCTCGGCAGCAAGACCTACAGGTCAAATTTGAGCGAATGCGTCAGGACATCGGAAACCAGTGGTCAGTTGAACCCAACGTGGGTCGAGTGGCTGATGGGGTTCCCAATAGGGTGGACAGACTTAAATGCTTAGGAAATGCGGTCGTACCGCAAGTTGCTGAAGTAGTTGCAAAGATATTGCTAGAAAAACTGGAGGAGCTTGATGCGTCCAGCACTTAACTGCCCAGAGGCTTATCACATCGAGTATCTTTACCGTAGTGGTTACGGCTGTTGGAGAATTGCTGACATGATAGGCAGGTCACGAAGTTATATGGAAAGATCGCTTAGGGCGTGTCCAACATCACCAAGACTTTCTATGTTTGTAGGCAGATTGTCGAACGGGATAAGACCAAAAAAACAAATCAAATCAGGATGGCATTGCTAAATTAAAGGAATGAAAATGAGAAGACCGGAAGCAATAGAACTATTTATTGAGCAGTCAGGTAAGAAACTGTTCTGGTGGGAACCTGTTTACGGCAGCAAATCGATGTTTCGAGTTGAAGACCAAGATGGTAAAAAGTGGTTTGTGATGGGTGATAAAGGAGACATTGTTACATGGGAGATCGTCGATGTTAGCTCTCATAAGAAAAGCACAGCAGAAAGCTAGACTGTGTTTCTATTTTGTTCAACATGCAGGCGACTGTATGATTGTCACTGATAGTGCAGGACGTAAGCGTTACGTCATTGGCTACAGTGATTTCGATGGTGAAGTTTTTTGGATTCGATGTAAAGACTTGGAGGAGTCATGAAAGAACTAATGCTATTCCTAGCAACGATTTGGGGAGATGCCACAACGGATCAGCAGAGATGCCAAGCCGAAGCTAACTTTATGGCAGAGCATAGGTGGCTTGAGCATGTGGGTCCGACCATTGGACGACTTGAAGGTATAGGCTGGGGTTACTGTGATAACCCATGCACATGCACTCCTAGCAAATGGAAAGGTTACAAGCTAACCGGAGATGCTACAGCAGTTACTGAAGACGGCTTAACTATTCGAGTAAGGAGTTGGAGATGATCAGCTACACATTCGGCTTCTTTGCCTTCACAACGGTGTTTGCAGCAACACTTTGCCTCATGGCTCCACCAGGCGATGATTAAGCACATTGAGATACACCACCAAGGACATCGTGTAAGATTGACTCAAGTGGAACTGAGACAGTTGATAAACGATGGCAAGCAGTGCCGATGCGGGGAAAGCGATTGCCTACCCTGCTCGGCATTTTTCTTTTGCGAGCAAAACAACTGTGATAAGCACATCTGCAAGCAGTGTGGTGCAGTCAACTCATTTATAAAGGACTAGCGATGAAGCCGAGGTGGTATCAGACAAAAGCAGTTGATGCTTGGGAAGCAGAGGCAGGGAAGAAGCCGGATGAACATCAATTACTTGTTCTGCCAACAGGTGCTGGGAAGACAGTGGTGATGGCAGATGTGATCAACCGGGCATTGTCATGGGGACTCAGTGTCTTGGTACTTGCACGCTCTAGAGAACTCGTAGACCAGAACCGCAATACATTCGAAATGTGGTACCCAGAGCATGCTGAAAAAACTGGTTCTTACTGTGCCGGTCTAGGATGGCGTGACACAGATAAACAGGTCATCTTTGCTAGCGTGCAGTCTGTCTTCAATAAGGGCCATGAGTTGGGTGAGCGTAGGCTTGTGATCATTGATGAGGCTCACCAGATCCCTGCTAACGAGAGCAGTCAATACCAGACACTCATCAAGGCACTGCAAGAAAATAGCGACCGTGTGAAGATTCTAGGGCTTACAGCAAGTCCGTATAGGCTCGATGGCGGTGTCATCTTCGGTGAAGGTCAGCAGTTCGATTCTGTGGCTTACAACGTGCCTCTGAGTGTGCTGATCAATGAAGGTTACATCACCAAGCCGCAGACGTTGGATGTGACCAAGATCGACCTCGATAACATCAAAAAGACAGCAGGAGACTTCAACAAGGCTGAGGTCGAGGTCAGGTTTCTTAGGCAGCCACTAGCCAAGGAAATCCTTGATGCTGCCAATGCTAAGGATGCCAAGAGCGTGCTGATCTTTGCATCTGGCGTAGCTCATGCTGAGACACTGTGCGCACAACTTCGTGAACTAGGTGAGTTTCCACATATCATAACCGGAGACACGCTACCGATCCTCAGGAATGCCAGTATCGACGGTTTTGTTGCTAGACGCATTAGATTCCTCGTGAACGTTGAGTGCCTTACAACAGGCTTTGATGCACCCTGTGTGGACATGCTAGTAGTGGCTCGTGCTACTTATTCTCCCGGCCTATTTCTACAGATGGTCGGCAGGGGTTTCCGTAAGTATCCCGGCAAAGAGACATGCTGGATTCTAGACTACGGCCAGAACATTGAGCGTCACGGCCCTATCGACTCAGACACATACGGGATCGACACAATCAAGCCACCTAGTGACGGTACTGGTGAAGCACCTAAGCGTGTCTGCCCTGCATGCTTTCAAATTAACCTTGCAGCAGCGAAGATGTGCAGTAGATGCCATCTGGAGTTCCCGAGGAAGCCTCAAGACTTCGTAGCATCCCGAGAAGCTATCCTCGGTCAGGAAGCATGGCTGGATGTGATCCACACGAGTTACACGAGGCACAAGTCTAAGGATAAATACAAGCCAGATACACTGAGGGTTACCTACAAATGCCACTGCGAAAACAGTCCGATGAACAAGAGATATGTCTCGGAGTGGATCTGTATTGAACACACAGGATTTGGCCGCAGGAAGGCTGAGGAGTGGATCGAAAGTGTCACCGACCAAGAAAAGCCTCGGATGATCGATGACATGCTAGACCTGATACAGCAGGTCGGAATTGCTGAAACCAAGAAGGTGTTGGTCAAAAAAGACGGGAAATACGATAGGGTCTTAGCTCGTGAACACGGGGAAAAGCCCGAGATTGTGTATTCCTATGACAGAAGGGAGCCTTTCTTCTAGCGCTGTAAAATATGAAAATCCACCCTGAATACCCCCTAGGGGCTTCCGAGTCGCTCTCCAACTCGTTGAATATGCCCTAGGGGGTTTGACTAGTCTGCTTGGTGGTGGGGCCAGCATAGCCCATTCTTGGGCGTGCTGGTTTTTTACAGTTAAAGGGAATCAATGTTTTTATCTAGTGGTCAGAAACGAACAGCCCGAGCGATTGCTCGTGACCGCTGGAACTTGGTGAACCGAGAGTTCAGTGGCAAGAGCATTGAAGAACGCAAGCGGATTGCTATTGAGCAGGTTGAGGAAGACCTGTTTCACATGCGCCGTGGCCCGATTGGTAACAAGAAAGGCTTCGGCAGCGTGTTTACCTCTATCATTATCAGTCTGATGATCCGACTTGCTATAAAGTGGATCGAGCGTTGGGCTGAGAAGAAGCTCTTGGAGGTTATCGATGAAATCTAACAAGGCTGCACAAACCATCGTTGGGGCTCTCGTCCTATACGTTGTTTTCAAGCTGTGGTCAGCGGGATATTTTAGTCCTGCCGAAGAATCAGAAGGCTTTTCCAACACTGACCTATGGCTAGCAGTTGGATCAGCCATCTTAAGCTTTGTGCAATTGGTCGGGTTGATTAGTATCAGTATTGCTCTGAAACTCCTCCCCGCCTTTGAGACAATGGCTAATTGGGCTGCTGGTCAGATCAAGGGTCTGATCGAGAAAGCCAAGGAATCGATTAGCCAAGAGAAGAAAGCAGAAGGATCTTGGGACTGGCGACCTCTTGCTATGGTCATCTTGTCCTATCTACTTTGGTCTGGTGGTCAGCTTGCTGTTATTTGGGAACGCATTAAAGATGTTGTTCCTGATGCAGTCGAGGTGATATCAGACAAACCGATTGGGATTCTATTTTCAGTTGATAAGTCAACCTCAGTCGGTGATCAGTGGCTCACAGCCAACAGTGTGCTAACTGATCAACTACTTGAAAGTAAAGGTATTGAAAGACGACTACTATCCAGTGAACAAGATGCTGGGAGTAGTGAACCGTGGGTCTTTGAGGCAGTCGAGGAAGCTCCTGATGGTGCTAACTCGATGATCCTCTACTACGAAGATGGACGGAGCAAGGTCTTGGATATGCCACAGGACTTCGGTGAGCTTCAGAGAATTGCTGATGCCTGGTAAAGGTCTGGTTCTGCGAGATTACAAAGAGCATCCTGAGTTTTCTGGGTTTGCTCAGTATCAATCGAGATACCCAAGATCCGAGTGGGCATCCCGTGTTGATCACCTCAATGAACACAAGGCACAAGCAGTTCACTGGCATCAGAAGTATTGCAAGATCCACAGTCAGAGATCCACGAGCCTTTGTTGGATGTATGGCTGCGTTGCAGGAGTCGAGAATAGACTTGCTGCTTCAGGTACACCCGTTGAGTTAAACCCTTATGCAACAGCTTACAAATATCGAGGAACAGATCGTCGAGGCGGTTTCGGACTTGAGGCGGCAAAGGTTATTAACAGCATCGGAATTCCAAGAAAGTCAGTTCTGCAAGAGTTCACAAAAACAAGATCATGGGATCGAGACGTTTCCAGAGATGCAGCAAGACACAAGATTGCAGAGTTCTATGAGATCGGGAAGAACGACCTCGACGCTGCGATATCGGCGTTGCTCGACGGTTACCCCTGCACTTTTGCTATCGCTTCTTGGAGCCATCTCGTTCTTGGAGTTGGTGTTACTCGTGGCCGAAATGATTGGGGAGTGATCTTTGCTAATAGTTGGGGTACACGATACAAGCGTGGGGGCATAGGGGACGGATACGGAATCCTATGGGGCAGGGAAGCCATCCCCTACGAAGCTATCGTGATCAAACATGCAGAAGCCAGGAGTGAGGTATGACTTGGATGATAATCATTCTAATTGCATTACTGCTACTCCCCGCCTCTAGTGAACATTTAAAGATCAAGCGTCCACTACCACCAATCGAAATTGTTGAGCCGATTGAAGATATTGTCATTGATGAGGTGATCGAAGATGAGCCAATCGAACAAGTGCAAGATGAAAAGAAAAGTCGGAGACTGCTTCCGAGACTCTTGCGAAAAACTAGAAAACATTAAGGCCGAAGCACAGAAAAGAATCCTTGCGTCACTCGGTGATGGCTCATGTGATTTCTGCAAAAAGTTTATTGAAAAGAACAAATACGATGATTAACCTCCTAGCCAACTTAGACCCCATGACGGTCACCACAGCACTCGTCGGCGGCATGGGTGCTTTGTCCACTGCCGTTGTCCACTTGTACCGAAGTCAGTTTACGCTGCAAAAAGATGTGAACGACAAGATCAGTAAAGAGCTAAGTGAGTGCAAAGAGGATAGACGTTCACTCTGGCAAGCCGTCCTCAAGATCGACCCGACCGCAGAAGAACTAAGGAATATTAAATGAGCTACTCATACCTACAAGACATCAAACCACTGCAAGACCAAGGCGTTTCAAACGCCGACATTGCAGCACATCTTAGCAACCGTACTGCAAGACCTATGCAGTCTGCTGAGTCGATCTATGAGCTACAGAACACTGGTGCAGTCATTAGCTCGCCGGTGTTGATTTCACAGAGGACAGGAACGCTGATTGACTATTGGCAAGGACTTCCCGATGGACAAGAGAAAGACCTGATTGCTTTCTTCTTATCTACGTTGTTCGATGGCAACCCTGTTCAAACAAATCAGTATCCACGAAGCACTCAGTTTGCTCTTGCTGAACTGAACATGACTCCTGATCTACAGTTAGTTGCCGAGAGTCTTGTGAACCTTGCTGGTGGCAGACCTGATCAAGGCACAACAGAGGATGACGTTGTTGCATCACAGCAGGCATACGAAGCAGAGCAGGCAGAGAACGAAGCACTTGCTGCACTCGATCGGCAGTATTGGTCGCTTCATAATCAGTTCATATCTCCGCTCAATGATTCGCGTAATACAAACTCAGCCGATTGGAAGGCTGGCATTCAATCAATGGCTGATAATTGGGTTGAGTAATGACGACATATTACGTCACGACGAGCGGGTCAGACAGCAACAACGGTTTAACCGAAGGTACTGCGTTTGCAACGCCGGGTTATGCTGCGGGTCAGGCAACTGTATCCGGTGACATCATTTACATTAAAAGCGGAACCTATACACTATCCACAACCACTGCTAATACAAGCGGAGGACCGCTGTCTTTATATAACGGGGTTAGGATAGAAGGCTACCAAACAACAGTCGGAGATCAAGCAGCAAAGCCAGTTATAAACGCTGGAACGCAAACGGGAATCCCAGTCATTAGGTCGGCTGGGAACAACTGGAATGCTTTGGCGATAACTACAACTTGCATTGAGGTAGACGGCAACAGTCAGTCTGTTACTGGTTTTTCAAACAACTATCAGTTTGGAATGACCTCAATAAATTGCATTGCAAGAAACTGTAGTGTTGAAGGTTTCAAGGGTCTTAATGGTGAAAGAAGTTACTTCTTAAATTGTTCAGCTTTTGATTGCGCAACCGGATTCAATTCAGGATACGCAAGGCAATGCTTGGCAGACAGTTGCACTAATGGTTTTGTCGGTGGCTTTGGCGCAGTGATCCAAAGTGTCGCGTCTAACAACACAAGCAATGGTTTTAACCTGACGAGCTTTCATCCATTGCATTGTCACAAATGCGTTGCTTACGCAAACGGTGCAAACGGATTTGATGTAAACATTGATAACGCATCTTTCTGTGAATGTATTGCATCAGAAAACGGTGGTTATGGATTCGACACACCTAGTGCTGCCAGTGATCCGTTGATCTGTGATTCTGCTGATTACAACAACACGTTAGGCAGGAAGAATCAAACGGGAACAAAGAACAGGGAAATTAGACCAATCACTCTTACTAGCGATCCGTTTGTCGATGCCGCGAATCTGGACTTCCGAATCAACGATGTTGCTGGTGGTGGATCAGAACTTCGCCAGATACAACTCAGCGGACTTGTTGGTATTAATGGCGTATTTGATATCGGTGCTATTGATGCAGTGGTAACGGCAGGCGGCGGCGGTGCGGTTCTTCATCCGTTGAGGAGCAACTGAGATGCCGACTGGATTAGGTGATGAGAAGCTCTGGCTATGCCCATCCTTAGACGACAGTGCTGATGACATATCAGGCAACGGTAATCATGGGACATACAACGGTGGGATGGGGACTGTTGCAGATACGAGCAACGGTGGTAGTCGTTGCTATGACTTCGATGGCAGTAATGATTACATAGATTTGACCCTGTCATCTGCGATAGGGAATACGTTTTCAGTCTCTCTCTGGATTTATTTTGATGCTGCAACGGCTTCGATTAACGAAACATTCATCTCTAATGATGGCTGGAGGAGTGGGGGTTGGCTTGCTCAAAAACACAGCACAGCATCTTTCCGCTATGCAGAGCAAGGAACTACGCCATTTCTCGACAATACCGGTATAACCGTAAATACGACATGGATGCACTTAGTTGTAGTTAGAGAAGCTGGTGGAACTGTTAGGCAGTATAAAAATGGCGTGCAGTTAAGTAACACAATCAGCACTTTTGCGTCCTCTATTACGAGAACGATAGTCAACATCGGAAGAAGATATGACACAGCTAGTCAATATCTGGATGGTCGCCTCGACGACATCCGAGTATTCGACCGAGCCTTAACCACCTCAGAGATAACAGCACTTGCAAGCAAGCGTGGGTATGAAGTACCCGCTGCTGGTGGAGACATTCCTCACGCATTATCCTCGCCTTTTCACCCTTTGGGATAACACATGGCAACTGAACAAACCGCCTATGTTGGCGACGATATCAAAGTATTAGTCAACGTCATCGACAGCACTGGTAGCCACGTTGCTGCCACGATCAATACAAGCACGACTAGGCTCAATGGATTTTCCACGGTTCCTTCGATTAATACCATTGGAACGGGTATCTATGAGATCGTCTTTGCGTCCGTAACGCCTGCACCTGCTGAAGGTGATAGGCTCATTGCGAAGATCAATGGTGATATCAGTGGATCAGCTTGGTCAGAATATGCTGTGCCGCTAAAGATCGTTGCAGACCAGCGTGGCACTGACAATGTAGTCGTACCAACGTCAGACATAACAGCAATCAAGACTAAGACAGATCAGCTTACGTTCACGGTAGCTAATCAGGTTGATGCTAACAGTCTGACGGGTGGGACATCTCCTGCTGACATCTATACTTACTTTACAACAGGTACAAACGAGGATGCGTTTAAGGCAGATACTAGCACACTAGCAACTTCTGCTGCATTGTCCGGCGTGGAGACAAAGATTGACACGATTGATACCAATGTCGATTCAATCCTAGTCGATACAGGAACCGACATCCCTGCGTCTATTGCTGCGTTAAACAACTTCGATCCTACAACGGATCAAGTCATCGTTTCTACGAACAATGACAAGACAGGATATGCACTAAGCTCTGCTGCTAACGATGCTATCGGTGCAGCTTTCTTGGCATACACACTGACAAAAGGATCTGCTGGCACGATTGAGCGTGCTTTCTGGCAATCACTCAAGGCTACTCAGCTAACCGATGGTGAAGTCAGTGGCACACCAACGGCATCGGCGTTTGATACTAACCTGACTGCTGCGAGTGGTGCTTACGATCATCTGTTGCTTCTGTTCACATCGGGATCTCTTGCAGGTGAAGCTAGACCGATTGAAAGCTACAGTGCAACGAATGGCAGGATCACTCTGCAAGATCCTTTGACTGCTGCTCCGAGTAGTGCTGATGAGTTCATTGTAGTACCGGATCATACTACACCAACTGCGGAAATCGTCGATGGTGTGTGGGATGAGGCTCAGACAGGACATACAACCGCTGGGACGTTTGGTTACTACATCGATGCTCAGATATCATCAGGCGGTGGAGACGCCTCAGCAGCCAACCAGACGACCATCATTGGCCACCTTACGGATATCAAGGGTGGCACATTCAGCGGCTCCACAGACAGCCTAGAAGCCATCAGAGATCGCGGTGATGCTGCTTGGACAACAGGCGGTGCATCAGGATCTGGTCTGTATCAGGTCACTGTGACCGTTGAGGATGCAAGCAACAATGCACTTCAAGGTGCTAGGATTGCAGTTGATGGTACAAATCTGATCCTTACTACTCCTAGCAATGGTCAGGTGACATTCAACTTGGATAGCGGAGTCTACCTGCTGACATGTTCACCGCCAGCCAATTACGATACGCCGACTGACCTAGTAGCAAGCGTCAGTGCATCCGATGTGTCAGTAGAATTTACATTAACCGCGACATCATCAGCATCTTGTGATGTTCCTTGGATTGGTTGACGAAAAAGGGGTATGGGGGTACTTTTACACGCATAGGAACTTCGCTACCTAGCACCGGGCTATGTGCGAATCGACTCCCAGTCATTAACTTGGCTGGGAGTTTTTTATTGATCATTAGGATTCGATATGCACAAGTTCTGTTCTCAAGGCCATGCTTATCTTGGTGATCGATGTCCGCAGTGTTATAAGACATCTGCTCGTGGCTATGACCACAGATGGCGTAAACTAAGCGAAGACTATCGGGTTAGAAATCCACTCTGTGAAGACTGCGATGCTCAAGGCAGAACAACCCCTGCTGCTGAAGTGCATCACATCATCCCGATTAGCCAAGACTCTTCTAAACGGCTCGACATCAATAATCTTGTTGCACTCTGCAAACGATGTCACGATCTGAGGCATGACAAAGGCCATGAGTAGCCTATCTCTTGCTGATTTCTAAACAGCACCAAGACTCATGGCAAAACTGAAACTGAGTCTTGCAAAAAAAACGACTTTCAAAAATTTTCCGAACATCAAAGCCCTTACTAGGGTTTTTGAGTTTTTCCTCAGGTTGGCTGCGAGCATATTCAGTGGTGATGAGCAAGCCGCACAGAACCTAGTTGGCAACCTGGCAGAAATAGTTGGCTGTGAGTGGTTGTTGAAAAAACCGGACGGTGCAAGAGTCGTGCCAAAGTTCGATTGAAAAATATTTTTTCAAAAGTATTTCGCCCGATTTTGATAAGGGTTTCAGCGGACCGATAGGCAAGAAGTGTCGAAAAGATTAGCTATTGAGTAGCATTTTGAGTGTCGATATCGTCCATGGGTGGGCCGGTATGTTTCGGCCCGGTTTCGACACTGTTTGAAGAAGGCTTTTAGCTATGGGTATGGTGAAACAAGCAATGGAATACGCTGAGAATAAATTGCAGCAAGCAATTAGAAACCAGCACAATTTTAAGTCATTGGAATTGTGTTTCGACTATTACCGAAAATGTACTTTTTGGGACTGTTTCGACGATGGGTACGACGAGCAATTCGCTAGTGGTGCCGAGTTATTTTTTGCCGAATATTTTGATCGGCATTTTGGAACTAACTTTGGGGGATAGATATGAAGATCTGGTTATTCCTGGTGATCGTCCCACCTATTCTAGGCGGGTTTTTGATTGCTATTGTTTTGGACTATTTCATATGGGGATGGGCATATTAATGCGTTTCCTTTTAGTGTTCGTAGTTTCGTTTTTTTTAAGCAGTATTTTGATTGAGGTACTCCAATGTTATTAGATGCAAAAATACACGAACGTGTAGAGGACTGCGGAAACGGTTTCGGATGGTCCGTGATCCGATGGTTGCATTCATCGCTTTATGGTGATTGCTATGAACTAGCGGTCTTAAAAAATGGAAAAATCACCTATGAAACTACAGTTACAAGTGACGTCATGCGCGGTGATTTGAAAAAAATGGAAGAACTAAAAAGTCAAATCAGAAATTTAAAGCAGGAAAATTAGCAATGAAAAGAAAACGTAAACCGATTCAGGCTATTGAGTCTCATGGATATCGTGTTGAGATTTACACTCAAAGCCGTGTTGTTGTCACCGATATAAAAGGTGGAACTATGGTGGGAAAAACACTAAACAAAGGAAACTAAGTAATGATAATTCATAAACACGGATACACATTGAAAATCATCAACCGTAACCTGGTCGTGATTAAGGGCGGCAAACTTGGTGACCAATGGCATAGCGTGCGCACGTTATTAGGCAAGGGCGATCAGAACCCGAAGACCGCCAAGAATAAGGTCACCACTTTTGGCCTAACTATGGCACCACACACCATCGCGGGCGTTGGCACCATGTGTGCTATGGCAAGAACTTGCAAGGCTACTTGCCTAGCTTTTCAAGGGCAAGGGACTATGACTAATGTCATGACAACTAGAATTGCTAAAACGGTAGCTTTCCGTCTTGCGCCGGATTGGTTTCGGGAAAAGTTAGACCGTGAACTTGCTGCAAAACGTAGGCACAATAACGGGATTCTAGGTGTGCGTCCAAACATGCTAACGGATATTCCGTTTGAGAATTACGGTTTACCGGATCGGCACCCGGGGACGCTGTTTTATGATTATACAAAACTACCGAATCGTTCCGGATGGGTACGACCTAACTATTACGTTACCTTCTCGTATGATGGGACTAACCTAGTCGAAGCCTTGCGGGTTCTAGAATCCGGCAACAATGTAGCGGTAGTGTTTTACGACAACTTGCCCGGCGCAAAATGTGGCAAGGCGGCGCATCGACAATCATTGCCTAGTTGCTGGCAAGGCTACCCGGTAATAGATGGTGGCGTAACCGATTGGCGGCCGGAAGACCCTAGGGGTGTGGTAGTCGGATTAAGACTATTAGCTAAATCATGGGCCAATAGGAATGCGGCAATTAATAGCGGTTTCGCTCAATTAGTTAGCGATGGAATCGCGGTGGATGAAGACTCTTCAGAGTATTGTGCAGGGGGTGTAGCATGAACTGTAGCGTAAGACCGATTCACACTAACGGCAAACGCTGGCTGATCCGATGGTCATCGTTTGAACCAGCGGTGATTGTAAATCGTGAAGACGTGCGCAAAGCAAAAGACGTTTGCAAAATGTTTCCACCTGGCACGCATAATCGAACGAAACTAATCAAAGAAGAATTACGCAAGCGAGGAATTATTAAATGAGCATTGTAATCGTAGGTAGGGATTCGTCATTTCTGAGGTGGCCGAATGAATAAACCGACAAGGATCCCGCCACCGCCCAAGGGCTGCTACAAATCTTGTCAATACGATCAGAGGATCGCGGAGAAGATAGGTAAGTATCTCGTATTTGCGTCGATAGCACTGGGGATATCGGTGGGACTAGCTGCTGGCGTTGGGATGGGAATTACCACCATCGAGATGCTTGACCAGCTAAAATAACTTTAACCGCGATAAACTAAACATACGCATAGCCTAGCATAATGCTAGGCTTTCTTTTTGCGCGTATGGCAAGGGCATACTCTGCGGGGAATCTATCTATCGCCCACAGCCTATCTAGCATCGTTTGTGTGACACTCTATCCTATTGGGCTACCCACCTAGCCATGATTCTATTGCGCTCGACAGCGTGGCTCTCAGGGGGCGGCATGGGGTACTTCCTGTTTGCAGGGTACTCTGCCTATGTACGATCACAGATTGAATTGATCGGGCATTGATAAACAAAAACAAACTCGACAAAAAAATAATTCTCAAAATATTTTAGTGGCAGATTCTACGCCATTATCTTGTGTCTCAATATGAGACGATGAAAGAAAAAAGGCGGGGGGTTTTGTACCCCCCATCAGAATCAGCCGAC